CCGTCCAATGGTCGGTGGTCCTGTCTTACTCGCTCGTCGCCTACGGTGCTATAAGTTAACATTGGTAGTACGTCCTTGTCCTCCTCAATGTCTTGCCACTTGCTCGCCATTGTTGCCGAGTTCTCAGCTTGAAAAATTTCAGTTTGTAACCATGTTTTATTGTAAGTGTCGAAAATTTCCCGTGCTTTGGCCTCGTATTCCTTGAAAGGTACGCGGCGCCCTTGGTTGTCGGCTATAAAGTCCGACATTTCCCTAACTTGACTAAAAGTTTTCGCCCCACTAAATACGTGGGCGTTATGCTTTAAACTTCTTATAAAATCCTTGTCGAAAGTGTCGGCGTCTTTGCCTACAGCCAAAAGGCCCTTATCCATTCCCTTAGTTAATTCCTTGGCAATTCTAAAATATACGCTTTCGGGCAAGTTTTCGACGGTGTATTTACCACTGTAAACGCCCTTTACTACGTCCGCAATTGTTAACTCGTCCCAGTTTATTGGCGGGACGTCCTCGTCCCCCAGGTTTTCGAGTTCGTGGACCTCCCCACAAACGCCGCAAAAAGTTTCATTTTCTAATAAGGAAAGGGCTTTTTTTTTACCCCCAAAGAGTTGGTTAAATTTTCGGGCTCAGCTTCGGCCTCGGCCTCCTGGGTTTCCTCCAATGGCGTGCCGTAAGTTTCGGTTATATAGTCCCCAGGTATTTTATATTTACCCGTTTGTATTAATTTAATATCTCGCTCGAATTGCTCGGCCTTGCTTACTTTTTCGGCGTCGTCCCATTTCCAAAGCCCTGTTATATTAAAGCCGTGGTTTTTGTTTAACCAAGGAATAAGCTCGTTATTTACAATTTCTTGAATAAAGAGGCTGTCCTCTTTGTCGATTGCCTCAAGTGTCCTTTCGTGTACTTCCGCTTGGCTCCTCGAGCTGCCCGAGTCCATAACCATTGTAGAGCCTAAAATAAGCTTTGAAATTTCACTATTTGCCCGCTCGATTAATTTGTCGTAAACCTCGTAAGCGTCCGTTTTTTTGTCCCCTATAAATTCCAAGTCGTCGTCATGGTTGAAAACTCCGTAAGCATTGCGGCCCATGTTTTCAAGCATATAGTACATATTATCTCTTAGGTCCTCATTTCTTATGTCGGTTTTACCAAGTCGAAAAGGTGCCCCGAAAAGCTCCGAAAACTCAGCCCAAGCCGCTTGGGTTGTTTTCTTATATATTAACATAGGCGCGGCCTTAGCAAGTAAGCCCAAGTCGTCCCCTCTACGCCCTACAAATTGAACCCAGGGGGCAAATTTGCCGCTCTTAATAGGTATTAAAGGTTGGTTACTGTAAGCACTTTTACGTACCGCCATTTTTTGGGGGTAAACGTATTCACGCGGGACCAACTTTACATAATCAAAGCCATTTTTTACCCTGTCCCCAAATTGGATAAGGCTATAACCATAAAAACGGCTATCTAATGAAAACTTTACATAATCTCGAAACCAAATAGAGTTAAAAATTTCGCTTTCCTCGTCTATTTTCTCGCCCTCCTGGTCGCATACTTTATAATCCTTTGAAAGGGTGCGGCTTTTACGGGTTTCAATTGCCGCCGTTAAATGTGGATCGAGGGCAATATCATTGTAAACCCTTATTAATTCCGCCGTCGTGGGGTTGTTAACGTCCTCCCAGCTTTCGATCCCTATTTTCCAATTGGAAATTTCCATACCAAAACGGCTCAGCTGAGTGTTAACCACTTTCCGCATAATTTCGCGGGCCTTTCGGGTTTCCGCTTTTACTGCCTTAGTTTTAAAAATGTCAAATAAACCCATATTTAAAAACTTTGATTTCCTTTTTTAGTTTGACTCCCCCAACGTAGTGGCCAGCCTTGCTCCTTTGCCTCGTCGTTAGTTGTTAGCGTTACATTTAAGCGCCCTTTAAAAACGTCGTCGAGCCATTTTTCTGCCTCCTGGTGTGCAAATTCTCGGCCCTCGGGCAAAACGTCAATATGTACCCTTTGAAACAAATTAAAAATAGCCAAATTTATGGCGCATTTCATTAAGCCCCTGTGTCTATTTGTTCCCGTTTTTGCGTATTCCGTTGTAAGGTTATAACGTGGGCTTATTTTTTCCCTTATTCTGTCCTCGGCGTCCGCTATTGCCTCGGTAACTATTGAGTCGGTCGAGTCGGTCAACTGGTCAATTGTTGACTGCTCCAAATATCTGTATAAATCCGTTTTAACTATAAACGCCATAATTTTAATAACTTTTGCGCCTTTGCCTTGTTCCAAATATAGGCTTTTTTGTTATTCCGCCGCCTATAAAGTCCAAATATTGGCTTTTTAGTATTTCAATAAATAAATAGTCGTTTGCGTCTGAGGTGTGGCCGTACTTTTCAAAGCTTACGCCGCTCCTTTTGTCCCTTTCCTTTTTCTTAAATTTCGTCCCGTCGCTGTCCTCCTGTAGGTTAAAATAGTCGCTTATAGTATTGCCGCAATTCTCGCCAATTACTATTTTAACGCCCTTAACATTGCCAGCGAAAACCTGGCTTATAAACTCGCCCCGACTCTTAACGCCAGGGTTTTGACTTGGTAAACGAGTAGCGGGCCGAAATTGTTTTAAGTAATTAGCGGCCAGGGTAAAAAAGTTTTCGCCCTTTTCTAATTTGCTGTCCTGTTTCTTGCTGGTCCTGTCCCCGTAAATATAAAGCCCCTCGGTGTGTTTTTCGTAAATACTAATAAACTTTTTACAAGTGTCTTTAAGCGTGTTAAATGGGCTTGTTAAACATATTTCATTTATTTGCTCAATTACTACAGCGTCCCCCTCGTTTTTAACCTGGTGCACTGTTAGCGTCAAATAGGGGTTTACGTTTTCGTCAAGGCTTATATGTAAGGCCCGCCCAGGATCGTAAGCCGTGGGCTTTACTTGCTCATGGCTGAAAGTTTTATAAAAGCGGCTTCCTACTTCCTTATTTCCCCACTCGCCCAGGGTGTAAACTGTAAAATAGTACGGGTTTGTCCTTTTTAAGTCCTCGTAAGTTGCCTTAGTAATGGCGGGTAAGTGTGGATTATCTTTAAACGTGCTGTGTATCGACGTATAAGAGTAATTTACGTTTTCCTTTTTGCCGTCAATTTCAACCTCCACGGCTGTAGTGCTGCGAAAGGTTTTTTTACTATGGCCAGCGAAAAACTTTTTATAAATCCAAAAATCTGAATAGTTGGCCGTGTCGGCCTCAGGGTTAAAGCTGAAAATTTCCTGTAAATAGTCGGCCTTGTTACTTCGTACCGTGGTTGTAACCGTGTTAAAATCCTCCTCGGTCATGTCGTTGCCCTCCTCGTACCAAATAAAAGTGGGGTTATCGACTCCCTTTATTTTGTCGGCCTTATCCAAGCCCCTGGCTATAATACGGTTTTTATTTATACAAGTAATGGAAAGGGGCGACGTGCGGAAAGTAAACAGGCTTTCGAGGCCCATATTGTAAACCTCGGTTTTTATTCCCTCAAATTGGCTTTCCTTAATAGTGTCGTAAACTTTCCTTACTAAAACGCCCTTGAAATAAGGCGCCGTTAACATTCGAATAATTATTTTTTTTATTGTTGAGTCCGTTTTCCCTGAGCCTCGCCCGCCCCACAATAGTATATAGCGGTCCTTATTGTCTAAGAGATCCACAAAGGGGGCGTTTACCATGTCCTCCCAGGCGGGAAAGTTTACAGTAATGGCCATTTACTTAGTTTTGCCCATTATCACGTTAATCATTGCCTTTGTACTTTCGTCGTTGTTAAAGGCCCCAGTTATTCGGGCCAAGTATTCCAAAGCCTTAATTTTGTCCTTAATTTCTAAATTTCTAAAGCCCTCCACTTGGTCCTCAGTACCAAAGCCAATTTTGGCAAATTCGTGGGCTATTTTTTCGGGTGTTATTTCGTATTGTGTGTTTTCTTGTATTTTTTTTGCGCTTTTAGACCGTATTTTGTCAATTTCTGCCTGTATATACGGTTTGGTTAAGTTTTCGCTTCCTATTTGTCGAGCTGTTTTTTTACTATACCCCGCCGCAATAGCCGCGCGGGTTGCGTTAAAATCAAGTAAAAACTCTTTACAAAAAATTTTTTGTTTATGTGTTAATTTAGTACTCATTTTTTTAAATTAAAATAACAAAAGTTAAAAAACAAGGCAAAAGCCCAGTTTTTAGCTTTTTGTTATAGTAAATAATTATAAATAATTCGTGCCGCGTCCTCGGCGTTGTCGGCCCATTCCACTAAGTTACCCGCATTTTTTAAGCGCTCCATTTGCTTTACTTGCTCAGCCCTCGGCTTTTCCCCTGGCTTTTTAAGCTCCAAATAAAGAGCGCCAAAGCCTTTTTTACTTACTGCCAGGGTTAAGTCGGGGTTTCCTTTAATTAAGCCCATGGCCACGAGCTGGGCGCCTTGTATCTTATTGCGTGGGTTGTTGAAATTGTGATACAATAAACCCCTGTGTTCTTTGTATGTATTCCAAAACCATTTTATTAAAGCCGCTTGGTGTTGGCTTTCGGTTTTATACTTCGTGTTATCTAAGTCCATAAACATAGGGTTTAAAATACTTAATTTTTGTAAAAGTAACACGCCTTTTAAAAAGGTAACACCTTAAAAAGGTGTGTTACCGCCTTAGAGTCAACAGGGGCGGGGGTTTCCTTAAAAAGGTAACAGGTCTTACACGTGCTGCATATAAGGGGTATTAAGGTGTAAATAAAAACGAGGTGTGTTTTTTTTTTAAAACCTGAGGGCTGCTAAAACGAAATTTAATAAAGTGTGTTACCTTTTTGTCGAAACCCCCACCCCCACTGGCTCCAAGGCGGTAACACCTTAAAAGGGGGGTTGTTACCTTTTTGGACCAAAACGGCTTAACTGTCTGATTATCAAGCATGGCGGGTTTACAGATACGGGAAAACCCGTATGTTACCTTTTTTGGGGCTAACTGTCTGATAATGAGGCTAAGTTGGTAACACACTTTTACAAAATTTTTAGAATGGAAAATCGCCCGTTTTTTTAAAGTCCGTTTTTTTTTCGTTTTCGGGGTACAGAGCCTTACAGCGCTGGACTTTGTCGGTTTTTATAATTGTGTAAAATCGCCCGTTTTTACCAAACACTTTACGTTGCTTAGTCGTAAACCCCAGGTTTTTAAGCTCTTGGCTCATTTTCCACTGGTTTATTTTTGCATTTCCTGTAAGCTGTTCTTCGATGTAATTTTGTATTTCCGTTGCCGTCATATATTCCTCCACGTCCCCGCTTTCCTTAAATTCGACATTTTTAAAGAATTGGTTTATTAATTCCCTTTCCCTGTTTATGGTTTCAAAATTTAAAGTGTTGCGGTTTAATAGTTCTATTTCTTCGCGTGTTAAATGGTGGGTATATCCTGAGGCCCAAAGGTTGTAAACCTCAATAAATAGCTCCTTTTTATTTATCGAGTTATATACGCCGTGGTTTATGCTTTTTACGTTTAAGGGAATAATTCGGCGGTTTCCCGTTGGATCATTTAAAACGGCGTCGTCGTTTGTTGTTCCCCCCAGGACTGCAAGCCTTTTTAAAGTAACATTTTTACGCCCGTACGGCTCCCTTAATGTAAAATCCGCCTTACTTGTTAGCTCCTTTAAGCGCTTGGCCTCCTGTTTACTTTTCCCCCCCAGTTCGTCGTCTATAATTAAAAGCTTTTGAGTCATTAAAATCTCGTCGTCCTTTCCCGCGTCCAATTTACTTTCGGCGTAATATTTCCCCAGCTCCTTGGGTAGTAACCGCCTAAAAAATTCCGTTTTCCCAGTCCCTTGCCCTCCACAAAGGGCCAAAAATAGGGGGCTATGTTCCCAGTGCGCCGCGCTTACTATTCCAATAAGCCACTTTGTAATAAATATATACTTATAAGAGGGGTTTAAATCATTTATTCCTGTGTCGGTGTCTATACAGTCGCAAAGTTTATTTATTAAGCCCTCAGGCTTTAAGTGTGCGTTGTCATTAAAAAAGTCCTGTATTGGGTTGTAAGATTCTACAAAGTCCGAGCCTATTAATTTTTCGACAATTTCAAAGCTTGTCTTTTCGCTTACTATTCGCCGAGCCTGTAACCAAACAGAATTTATAAAAACGCTGTCCACTTCCTGGCCGTTGTTTTCTATGTAGCGGGTAACGTCGTTTCTTTTAAGGTTGTAATTATTTTTTAAAAATAGCTCCACTTGCTCAAGGTGGCTTAATTCCTCGGTTAATCGTAAGTCCGTTTTTGAGTCGTAAATTTTATTTACTATTTCGGTGGAAAATTTCGGCTCTATTTTATCGACTTGCTCAAGTAGTTTTATTACGTCCTCCCGCTTTCGTGCCCCTCTTTTCCCCATTTTAGAAACTGCGACGACGTGCTTGGTTTCCTTGCTTACAAGGTCCAAATTAGCTTCCTTAGCGTAATAAAATAAAGTAGCTATTTTAACGCCGTTACCTTTGGACTTTATACAGTGGTCGTATTGTTTTTCGCAAACGTCGTGTTTATATTTTTCGCTGTAGTAGCTTATTGCGTGATAATATTGGCGCCCTCCCGCTCCATACTCCGAGGCAATGGCGAAACCAATTTCGAGCCAAATATGATAGGACGAGCGGGTAATATCAATTTTACGCTCGTTTATTTGCTCTATTATATATTCAATATCCTTTTGCCCTGTTATTATGTTAGGCAATTTTTGCACAATTTCGCTTTTCTTGAGGAAATTTGAATACGTGGCCGCCTTGGGGTTTATATATGCGTTTGGATCGTATGAAACAAAGCGGGGGCGTGTTACGTCCTTACAACTTTTATCTAAAATTATTTGGAATTTTTCTAAATAGTAACGCTCTAAAGCCAAGAAGCTTTCAAGGTGTTTTTTTGGGTTTATCTTAATTAAAACGGCTATTCCAAGCCCTGAGGCGCTTTTAAAAGCTCCAAAGGTGTGTTTATCCTGGGTTATATTTTCCCAGTCCTTAGCCAGGTCCGCGCTGTCGTCAATATCCAAGCAAATAAAGCCGCTGTGTTTTTTAAGGCCCTCTTTGTTTCGCTCCTCAGGATATAGCCCCGAAATTGTAACATAGGGCAAAGTATTTTCTTTTAAAGTTTTACGCTTTTTTTTGTTCGGCTCGTTGTTTATTGGCTCGATTAAGTGTTTAAAGGTGCCGTGTTTTACGCTGTTTAAAAATTCAATAATAGTTGTTTCTCGCTCGGGTTGCCGTGCGAAAATCTTTGGGAAAAATGAAATATTCATAAATTAATTTTTAGGGCCGCGGAATTGCGGGGGGTTATAAATGTAATAAAAAAAATGATGTTAAATTTTGGACCGTTGCTTTAATTGTACGTAAACCCAGGCGGGCTTATATCCTTTTTTAAGGGCGTAAATTTTAAGCTGTTCTTTGGTGGCTGTGCGTAAGTTTATTTTTTGCTCAGCCCCTCGCTGGCTATTCCTTAGGCCTTTTTTAACCTCTATAAAGTCGCCTTGCAAAAGTGCTTTTGCTTTTATTTTAAATGGCTCTTTACACTCAAAACAAACTCGGGCGCTGGCGTGGTTCATAGCCTCACACACGGGGCAAAGTTTTACGGGGGCCACGCCGTTGGTTTTCTTGCGCTCTTTAATAAGTTGCCAGGTCCTTGGCTCCTCCCAAAGTCCAAACTCGTAAACATTGCTTCCCATATCTAAAACTATAAAATTGTTTTTGTTCTCGTGTATTCTTGATCCTCGCCCAGTCATTTGCAAGTAAAGGGGTAGGCTTTTTGTCGCCCTGTTAATTATTACC